TTGTGATGGATGACGGAGATCTGCAAGGATTTGACAATCTAATACGCATACGCACCAGCAAGGGTCATCAAATCACTATGAGTGATGACGGCGACTGCTTTTATATCATACATGCCAACGGGCAAAGTTGGATCGAATTAGGAACAGAAGGCACCTTAGATGTGTATTCTACCAACTCAGTCAACGTGAGAACCGAAGGAGATATTAACTTACATGCCGACAAAAACATCAACATGTTTGCCGGTGAAAGTATCAATATCAAAAGCAAAAGTGTAAAAATCAACAGCACAAAAAATCTTGAGTTAGCAGCCGAAGGCACACTAGCAGCTTACAGCAAAGGCAACTTTGGCGTACTCAGCGACGGTGCTTTGAACATGAAAAGTTCAGGTGGCGGCTGGGATGCCGGGGGCAGCATGGCTCTCAAAGCCGGAACCATCGATCTCAACGGTGGCGCCAGTCCAGGATCAGTTAGCAAGCCAACAGTGATAGAAGATTTAGAATTGCCGGATACCATATTTGAAACTAATGTGGGGTGGAAAGTAGAAGAAGGCAAACTAAAAACTATTGTGACCCGTGCTCCTACACACGAGCCGTATCCTTATCACAATCGTGGTGTTGAAGTCAAAGTTGCGTTGGATCAAGGCGGACCAGCAGAAGCAGCAGCAGCCGCAGCAGCTCCACCGCCTCCCAGTACCGAAGCTGTGGCACAGTTGGCTGATGAACCGGTTACTGTGCCGGTCAACGCTGCACAAGTACTAAAAGAACCACCGGCCACTGTCGATATTCCTGGCTTGAACTCTAAGGAACTCACTGGCATGATGAGCAGTGCAGCAGCCAGTGTGAATCAACCGTTCAATATATTCAGCGTCGAAAAAGGAATTGGCAAGTATGGGATTTCGCCAATACAGCTGGAACAGCTGGGATTTGTCAAACCTGGCACAGTTTCGCAGTATCTTGGAAATTCGTCAAGTTTGAATGCATTGCTGACAAGTCCTACTATTTGGACTGGTAAAAACAATGTCAACGGCATCAACGGAATACTCGGCAATGTAAATTTACAGGGTCTAATGCAACAGGATCTCATGCGTCGCGGTGCTGCTCAACTGCGAGCATCAGGGGTGCTAAAAGGACTAGAAAAACCATTACAGTTGGCGCCGCTGATACAGTCCACTGTTAAATTTGGACCAGGGGCAGTTACTGAGTGGGTTAAAGGCAATGCCAACCAAAAGATTGTAAATCAAATCAACAGCTTGTCTAAGAATGCGCAACAGGCTGTCAGCTTGGTTACCAGCAAGTTAGGACTGGGAAATTTTGGTGGAATCATTGCAGCTATTTTTGGAGCTACTCAAACTGTCAGCCGAAACGGAATCAACTCTGCTGTAGTTTCAGTAATTGGCAATCCCAAGGTTCCGCCTCCAGAATTTAAACCCAAAGATCGAACACAAACATTTGATATTAGAGCTGAGCAGCAGGACGCCAGAGTAGCTGCTTACGAACAGGCCAAACGAGAAGGCAAATCAGAAGCTGAAGCACAAAATATTTCTGCGAGAGTTGGCAACGAAGTAGGTGCTGCCGCGCTCAGCAGAATTAATATTGTATAATGGATTAAATACGCACATGACTACTTTTGTTGGATTCAATACAATCAATCAATTTAAAAAATTTACCTTGATAGATTTTGAGTTGGTTAAACGCGACTTTGCAAACGCTCTCAACATCAGACAAGGTGAGGTACCGGGCTTGCCTGGCTACGGCACCACATTGTGGAGCTTTGTGTTTGAAAATCAAAGTCCAGACACTGAAAATGCAATCCTGGCTGAATTACAACGTGTAGCAGCACAAGATCCACGGCTGTATCTTGCCAGTGCCGAAGTATATCCGCAAAACAACGGCATACGAATAGAAATGCTGGTGCAGGTAGTACCCAGTTCAGTTAACCAATTGCTTGTGCTGTTTTTAGACCAACAATCTCAACGAGCCGGTTATATCTAAAACTACCACGTTATTTCTATCGATAAATAACACAACAGTGAGATATTATGGCCAAGACTACCCGGCAAACCGCAATATTTGGAGTTGAAGATTGGAAGCGTCTGTATCAGACCTACCGAGAAGCTGACTTTCAAAGCTACGATTTTGAAACTTTACGCAAGAGTTTTGTAGATTATCTGCGCTTGTATTACCCAGAAACATTCAACGACTACATCGAAAGCTCAGAATTTATTGCTTTACTAGACGTTATGGCGTTTATGGGTCAGGCCTTGGCATTTCGCAATGATCTAAATGCACGTGAAAACTTTTTAGACACTGCAGAAAGGCGCGATTCAGTGGTGCGTTTAGCCAACTTGGTCAGTTATACACCCAAGCGTAATCAAGCAGCACAGGGATTTTTAAAAGTATTTTCGGTTACCACAACTGAAGATATTACAGATTTCAACGGCATCAACTTGTCTAATGTCACTGTCAACTGGAATGATCCTACCAACCCCAACTGGTTTGAGCAATTTACCTACATTACCAATGCTGCTATGGTTGACAGTCAGAAGTTTGGCCGTCCCGGCAACACACAAAATATCTTAGGTGTACGTACCGAAGAGTACTCATTGAATTTGGTCCCAGGATTTCTGCCCATTGTTTCTTACAACAGCACAGTCGATGGCGTCAGTATGCCATTTGAAGCAGTCAGTAGCACCAGCCAAGGTCGTGACTATGTGTATGAACCTGCTCCCAGACCCAGTGGTATTTTTAATGTGCTGTACCGCAACGATTCTTTGGGATTTGGCAGCGACAACACCGGTTACTTCTTTCTTTTCAAACAAGGCATTTTGCTCAACCAAGATTTTAACCTGGCAGAAGCTATTCCTAACCGTACGGTCAACATCAACATTGAAGGCGTCAACAACGAAGACTACTGGCTATACAAGCTGGACAACGTTGGTTCGATTGCAAGCGAATGGTTGTATGAAGAAAGCATATATGCCGCTGCAGTTGAGCAACTAACCCCAGAGCAACGAAAGATTTACAGTATCACCAGTCGTGCCAATGATCAGATTACCCTGACATTTGGTGATGGCGTGTTTGCCGAAGTGCCAGTTGGCCTGTTCCGCAGCTACGTGCGTTCATCTAACGGATTACAATACATAATCAATCCAGAAGAAATGCAAAGCATTCTGATACCCATTAGCTATATCAGTCGCTTTGGACGTTTAGAAACCATCACTTTCAACTGTGGAATTACACAGCCAGTATCCAACGCACAACCACGTGAAACCATCGAAGAAATTAAACAACGTGCTCCAGCCAGATACTACACACAAAATCGCATGGTCAACGGCGAAGATTACAACAACTTTCCTTTTACTCGATACAACAACATTATCAAAAGTAAAGCAGTGGCACGCAGTGCCACTGGTACCAGTCGATACATTGACTTGACTGATGTAACTGGCAAGTACAGTTCTACCAACATCTTTTCCAGCGACGGCGTTCTTTATCGAGAAAATCTACTGCCCAGCTTTGAGTTTGACTGGGTCAATCGCAACGACATTGTGGATATCATCACCAACAACATTGAGCCCTTGCTGAGTTCACGCAGTATGCTGCAGTTTTACTATGCCAACTTTGAACGTCCAAATCTGGCAATCTTAAATTTGGCCTGGAATCAAAGCACCACATTGGTCAACGAGACCACTGGTTATTTGTATAACACGTTCAACTCAAATCCTCAAGCCATTGGATTATATGCCAGCAACAATGCACGCTATGTGACACAGGGCAGCCTGGTTAAATTTATTCCGCCTGTTGGGTTTTTCTTTGACGCCAACAACAAGTTAGTAGCCGGCACACCTGTCAGAGCTGATGAAAAACTTGAAATTTGGGCCACAGTGTCAGCAGTGATACTGGATGGTATCAACAATGGTCTAGGCAACTTGCCAGATGGAAACGGGCCAGTAGCTCTGAATACATTTGTACCAGATGGTGCATTAGCGGCCGAAGTTATTCCTAAATTCATCGACGACCTACCTGGTGCTTTAGAGCAGTCCATGCTACAACAAATTGAGCTGTTTAGAAATTTTGGTATCGGGTACGATAACTTGAACAGCACGTGGTATCTAATTACCAGCACCAATCTTGCTGTGGATACTGCATTCAGTCTTGCCAACGCACAAAATACTCAAGGTGTTAATCTTGATGCTTCCTGGTTAATAGAATTTGTAACCAACGGTGAAAGTTACACTGTGATATCGCGTGGGTTGGATTATGTTTTTGCCAGTGTCATTGAAACTAGATTTTTCTTTGACGGCAGTGAAAAAGTCTACGACAGTCGTACAGGACAAATTATCAAAGATTTTGTACGAGTGCTGAAATCCAATAGTCGACCTGACAGCAACTTGCCCCTGTCAGGTGACATCACAATGGAAATTATTGCACAACCAGTCGAAAGCGACGGATACGTTGACGATTATCAAGTTGTTGTCAGCTATCGAGACAGCAACGGCGATGGAGTAGCAGATAATCCCGACTTCTTTAATGAAATTGTTGCCCCTACAGTGAATCCAACCAGCAAATTGGTGTTCTTGCAATTGACCACTGATTTTGACGATACCGAAACTTACTTGCCGGTGGCTGCCGGAGTAATCAACACTTCTTACACCACTAAGGATGCTATTGAACTAGTCAAAACTGAATTTATTAACGGCCAACTGTTTTATGCCACACAAGAACAAGACTTTTACGAACTGAGAGTGGAATTGATCAATGGTCTAGTACAGCGTAACTTGATACCACGCCTGGATTTTATCAGTCGTGTTGGTCGCCAAAGTTTGTATTTTCAGTATCGACACAACAGTCCATTGACCAATGTGATAGATCCTGGCTCAACCAACATTATTGATTTG